TCTCAGTACAAAGGTATCATTGGTGTCATTGTTGAAAATATTGAGCCTCCTATCAAAAACATTTCTTATGAATTTGATGATAGAGGCCGCCCCGTTATTACATCTATTGAGCATGGTAAGCCATACTATATAGGAAAAGGTGAACGTTTTGCGCAGATGCGTTTGGTCGAAGTTCCAACTGTAAATTTCTATCAAGTCCAGTCTGTTGATGGAATTGGTGAAGACAGAGGTGGCGGCTTTGGAAGTTCAGGAAAGAATTAAGAAAGTGGATGCAGCTTTTACATGGCCGCATCCCACTGATAAAGGTTATTTTGTTAATGCTACTTTTGTAAGAACTGAAGACGATACGCCTTATTTGATTTATTGTCCTAAAAATACTACTTCAATTTCTATCGACGAAGAAAGTTTTAGACCTTATTTTTTAATTACTGATGGAAAAGATTGGCCTATTACAAAAAAGATAACACTCACTCAACAAATGCAAATCAACGATCAAACCGACGTTTTATTTTATATTTTTAAATTAGATCGCAAGGGACCAAAGAAAGTTAAAAAAGCAGATATTGAGAAGATGTTTGATATCAAGGTGGTGGATTAATGGCTCGTATAACCATTGAAACCATCAACGAGGAACTAAAAGAGACTGGTTGGAAGTGTATTTCTAGAACTTATCAAAATCTCGATACACCACTTGAATTTGAATGTGATGAAGGTCACGCCGTTCAAGCAACATGGAAAAAGATACGTTCAAAGCGTGAATGCCCAAGATGTAAAGAAAATAAATTAAAAGAAAGGATTCTAAAGGCCGAGCCAAAGAAGAAAGGCATTAGAAGAGTTCTAGCAATTGATTAGGCTACTTATACTTGCGGTTGGTCGATTTATGATGGCAAAGAGCTAATTCGTTATGGAACTTTTACAACCAACTTAAAAGATGAGATTGCGCGTGATAGTACCATTAAAAATTGGATGTTATCAATGATTGAAAATTGGCAACCCGATGTAATCGGATTAGAAGGAATTCAATATCAAGATGAAGTATCTGGTCAAAAAGCCTCAGTTACAGTTTTTTAGGCCCTTGCGCGTCTTCAAGGTATTCTTATGGAAACTTGCTATGAGCGAAAAATTGAATATACAATTTGTCCAACCAATACATGGCGCCATCATTGTGGTGTGACTGGTAAAACAAGAGTCGATAAGAAGCGCTCAATGCAGCATAAAGCCAAAGAATGGCATGATATTACCGTAACAGATGATGAAGCAGACGCAATTGGGATAGGCAAATATACCGCCGATTTATATAATATCCAAGTAGTAAATTGGGAATAAAATTGAGGGAGTCATAAGACTCCCTCTTCTACTTTATAAACACCCCAAATGAACCTATTTGAAGGGTCGAAGGTATCATATATCACTCCATCAATAACGCAAGTTATATGACCGTTCATCGTTATCAAGAAGGTTCCAAGTGGGTTGTGTTCCACAAACTCTCTTATCGTTAGACGACATTTCTTGCATAAATATATTTTTTCAAAGTGTGTTTCTAAATATTCATCAATATAGGTTACATCGTCGGGCATTATACATAACAACTAAGCATAGTGGCTTAATTCTCGATAGACTTCATCCCAGCTTTTGTTTGTTGCTTTTGAAATTGCACGAACCGTGCAATCATTTACATGGCGTCCTCTAGGATTCGCATTATAGAAACAGAACATTAGATGCGACTAATCTTCTAAATGTGTTTTCTAATTAGTTCTTTTTCTTGTGGAGTTTCAGCGAAATCCATGGCGGACTCAACAAACATACACATAGCATACATTAATTTTTCTAGACCTTCCATGACGCGACCATCATCTCCACCATGCATATAGCGTTCTCTGCCATATTCATATTGATCCATACCGTCCATCATGCGATCCATATAGTCTCTCATGCGGCTATAACGACGGCCATAGCCTTCATTGTAGCCACCTTCACGATAGTTGCCACGAGCGTTATAACCTCCATCACGATAGTTATCACGATAACTTTCGCGATATCTGCCATAATCCTGCATTTCTTGACCTCCTTTATTCATTTTTTCAATCTCTCCAAGGTCTTTGTAAATATCGGCTAATTTGCCAACTAATTCTAAATTACTAGCATTGATACCTTTTTCTTCAATATCTACAAGTTCCTTTTTGATTTGCTCCATCAGTTTATGCATTAGCTTCACCTCTCATCAAGGAGTAGACGCAGTTTCATCAACTGGCAAAGAAGCCAAATTTTCTGCACAACGAGAGCATGGTAATTTACCAAGTAGCTTGAATACGCCAGTTGTAGCATTGGTACTAACAACAGTAGAATATCTTGTTCTAGTGTTAATAGAGCAAGCAGTTACTGGATTGCAGTTGCAGCTCACTAGGCTATATTCAGTTGTTCCATCGCCAATGGTTATTACTACTGGCGCAGTAATAGTAGTTTCTGCTGGAATGGCCTAGGCTACCACAATGCAATATTTACATCCATTTCCATAATTACCAGCAGGAATGTTAATTGTTAAAGTTCCGTCTGCAAATGTAACTGCGGTAGAAATAATAAGATTGTTACATAGACGTTTTACATTAGGACAACTCAAAATATTCACCTCTCAATGGAGGGCGCACATGGCGCCCGCCAGAATCACGCATTAGCGGAGTTTTCAATTAGCAGCAACCGCAACCATTGTTGTTATAACCAAAGCCATAGTTCTGGTTAAAACCAAAAGCAGCGGCGTATGGAGAACAAGTTAAGTAAGCAGGTTTAGCAACAGGCATCAAACGATTGATGATGTTGTCGGTCTGAGACAACTGAGACAGCTAGAACTGTGCGGACTGTAGCTCAGTACGTAGTTTATCCATTTCAGTTTGAGTCAGATAGTTGATAATACGATCAGTGTTTTTGTCACCAGCAACAAGCAAGTTGTTAGCAACATTGGCAATTTCATATTTAATAGCATCTTGGCCGCGCTCAATATCGCAGCAGCAAGAAGCAAGCTGATTGCCCAGGCCATTAAAGCCAGCCTGTACATTGTAGCCAAGAGTGCATAGACCCTGATTTACTCCATTAAAGCCAGTTAGCATCTGGACTTTAGTATCACAGCAACAATTCTGAAGTGCTGCCAATACGGAGTTGATCTGTTGTGCGCTAGTGTAGAAACCATTGCATAGACCCTGCTCAATACCTCTTAGGCCATTGTCTAGCTGATTAAAATTAAAAGCATCTGCTAATTCACCGCCAGCGCCATTACCGCCACCGAAGCCTCCACGGCCCCAACCGCCTGCGCCAAACAGAAGAATTAAAATGATAATCCACCAGCCGCCGTCGCCCCAGCCGTTACCGAAGCCACCGTTGCCATTACCATTTCCACGTAATGCTAAAGCATCAGCTACAGAGATTCCTTCATTACCCATCATTTTGTTACCTCCCTTAAAGGTTTTAAATTTATATAAATTGCTTAGAAGTTTCTTATGCTCTGCATCAGGTTACTCATTTCGGCCGAAAAATTTTTGCCTTGCGCGCCAAGTGCTTCTTCTGCAATTCTTTGCAGTCCTTGTATATCCCCTCTGTCTGCCATCTGAATCAACTGATTCATACGTGGATCATTAGGGTAGTTGTTTTGAATGATTTGCATGGCAACTTGCCGAGGGTTGCCATTTTTAAGCATCATCATTAAATTCATTGGATTCATAGCTGCCATTTATCAGCGCCTCCTTTTGATTTTTCTGGGATTTCTAATTTCTTTAATCTAGCATCAAATTCTTCCAAAACATTTAAAATTCTCTGTTCAATTGATGTTTCCGGCGCCGATACTGGTGCATCAGTTGAACTAAAATTTTGACTTGTTTTTTCTTGAATTAAGCTGTTATTCTCCAAAGGACTTAATTTATAACTTAATAGCATTGGGCTTCCATTTTGAATTGTTTTTAAATATATCAGTCCTTCGCGCAAACAAATAGCAGCAGACAATCCTGCACCTACTGGTACATTCGCCACTTCACTCGAACTTCCTATCATGTAAATACTTCCCTAAGGCTGAGGGAAATACTGTGTCATTTGATATGGCTAAAAGCTAGTAGGTTGATTAAAATTCATGTAACTATTATTATTTACTGGATTCATTTTGTACCTCCTCTTACCCTTCTGACTATAAGTTAGGTTTGCCAGGTATGGATAATTGTTTTTCACTGATGGGCAAAAAGATTCTCCCTATTGCATAAATTGCAATAGGGAGATTTTGTTTATTTTGTTAATTTTTAATTAGGGGGAAAATTGCGTCCATTTGAGCCAAAGTTAATTCCAAGTTTTCTAATTCTTGAATTGAAAATTCAAAACCAGTCAAATCAATCTCTAACTCTTTCAGCTCTTTAATTCTCATGGCACACTCATCCTCTTTTCCTGGAATGATTTTGATAGATGTCATATCATCAGAATAAACTAATTGACCTTTTTCTTTCTAAGCATATTCTTCAACTATTTTCATAAATTGTGTCTGATAGAATTGAGCTTCATCAGCAGCACGATGAGCTAATCGCGCGAATTTATAGGCAGTTCGAATTGGCATCTTTTTATCTTGCACTGAAGAGTAAAAATCTTGCAATGTTAATATCTCATACATTTTCATTAAAAATCCTCCTTTTATTTTTTATATTATATCATAAATAAAAATAAAAGTCAAATTTATGCATAGCTAAATTCTCGATCATTACCTATACCAAGTCTAGTACAATTAACTTTTTTTGTATCACGATTAATAGTTACAAAATCGATAGCATGGGACTAATCATCATTTGATACGGTGTGTTTTGTGGTATCATCATAAGCAATGCCAGTGTGGTCAGATGTGATCGTCACCTGGGTAAAACCCATAGCCTCGCCCTCGGTGTCGTCAATGGTGTTCACGGCTGCGCCGGTGTAGATCCTGTCTCTGTGGATGTGCCCGGAGAACCAGCCGATAATCTCAGCGCCGCTCTCGGTAACGATCGCCCGGACATCCGCCGCATTGCTGATGTTGGCGTGATAGTGGTTGGAAATGGGCTGATGGCTGATGATAACCACCGCCCAGCCGTTCTCCACCTAAAGCGCCACATCCTGGAGCCATGCCAGCTGCGCATCGTCCACGCTGCCGCCGTTGGTATTCAGAATGACAAAACGGATGCGGCTTGCCAGATCCTCCACGTAGTAGTAAGTACCATCCCCGCCGAACTGCTTGTTCTGGGCGACGGACTCTTCCCGGAGAAACAGCTCATAGACCTGCTCCCGGGTGTAGGTGTACTTTTCGTCCGCAGATACCGCCCAGTAACCGTCGTGATTGCCTACAGCACGGCAGAATCTGCCGTTGGGGATAACGGACATTATGGCATCAAAAGCCGCGTCCTGGGCGATCATGGTCTCCTCGTCAGCAATGTAGCCGCTGTCGATGGAGTCACCGCCGTAGAAGCAGTAGGGAATGTGACACTGCTTCATGATGTGAGCGATCAGGGAACCTGCATGGCCGTTGCGCTGGTGGTTATCGGAGAAAAACGGGAAGGTCACGCAGCTGCGCCCCGACTGCAGAGCCTTGATTTTGTCAATACATACCTCCACGGCATCCTGCCAGAAGGACGGAACCGTACTGGTACCGGCAGCTGCTTCCACTGTGGCAACACGCCGGGAAACTTCGGAAATATCCGCCCTGTTCTGTGCCACCTCCACCGACAGGGTGACATAGTTGCCGCCGGAAGTGCTCTCCGGCTTGATGCCGGTATCGTACCAGCCGTAGCCGGTGCTTCCTGTGGTGGACTTGATGCTGGTAATCAGATTACGGTCAGCTTCAGTCGCCGGGGAATTGGCGCTCTTGACCTCAATGCGCACATAGGCGATCTGGTCATAGAAATCTTCCTTTGCGTCGGTCTGCAGGCTGTATCCCACATAAATCGTGGTGTCATTTCCGCTGACCTCCAGCTTCACGCCATTAGTGCTGGTGGTTTGGATGTATTTAGACCCTACGCAGGTCTTGGCAGCGTTGTAATAAGCGATCTTCTGGAAGTTCAGGGCGGCGCCGTCACTGGCACTGACGCCGTCCGTGGTGATCTTCAGCTTCAGCGGATCGGCGGCTGTCATATCCACCGGGATGTAACCGGTCATCACATATCCGCTGCCGGCTATCACGGTGCCGGGACTGCCGCTGTGGCGCTTATCCAGAGTTGCAGCTGCCGGATCGTAAAGCTCCGCAGGCTCGATATTGACCTCACCGTACATCCAGATCGTGCCCGTGGTGCTGAGGACGTAGGATTTGGTGGTATCTGTCATATCATCTACGCTGTCCACGGTTTCGATCTCCGTTCCTGCATCTCCCAGTGCATTCTTCACCAAATTTGTGACGGCCTTCTGGGACATGACCAGCGTCTCACTCTCGCCGGAGTCCTGGGTGACAGTGGGAATATCCTTTGCCAATTTTTGCTGAAATTCGATTTCCGTTCCGGTATATCCGCCATCCTTAGCATATTGATAAGCAGTTTTACCTGTGGCACCAGTTTCACCTGGTTTTCCAGTGGGGATTCCAAGTTTATAAATTCTGGCCTAGGAAGTACTGCCTGCTTCCTCGGTAACAGTAGGCTTAGCGCCATACTCCAGTGCGGTCGCTCTAGTAATTTCAAGTGTGGCGGCTATGCCGCTCTCTATTTTCTTTGTAGATATGGAACTTATTTTCCCGTTTTCATCTATAGATTCAACAAAAAGAGAATCTCCTATTTCAGCAATAGGTATATTTTTTAAGACTTCTGGTGTATTGGCTAAGGATTCAAAATCATAATAACCTTCTCCTTCTAATGTCTAAAAACCTTTTATAATCTAACTCATTCATTACCTCCTTTAATAAAAGTAACTAACTTATTAAAAATTAAATTAGCCACTTTTTAATCCCAAATACCACCAGAAATAATGGCACTCTCTAATTTTAAGTATGGTTGACTCTATCCAAATTCATCTACCAAAATTCCAGAAATCTAACCATTTGTTGAATCAAATTGAATAATATAAGTTGAATTGTTTTCTTGGTTATAGCCTTTAAAAACTATATATCTTCTATTATCATAATTCTCTACAACAAGTATGTCTTCCTCAGTAAAGGTGGCGGTATTTATACCCACATGATGCTTGCGATGTGACACGGTTGGCACTGTTCCAAAATAGGTATAAGTTTGTGGAACACTACTTACCTAAGCATATTTTTTTAAATTTAATGAATTTATTCCGTATCTTATTGTCAAAGTAAAACATATAAAAACTTTTCCATGAAAGTCTCCGAAATTTTTTATAACAATATTTGAAGAATTAAAATTCAACAAAGGGGTGCTGCCACTTTGAGAAAAAGTCCAACCACTATTAAAAGTTTGATCTAAACTTACTTTGATATCCAAAGAAATTAATGGACTATAGTCTACGATCAGGCGTTCAAGATTTGGATATTTATTATAGAATTCTTCCGTCCATCCAGATGCTTTGGCGCTACCTCCAAAATCTGTGATATTAAAATTATAATTTATTGATAAGTCTTGTCCTTCTAGAGTTGCTGTTATATTATCAACAGTAAAAGTCGGGGCGGCAACCCTGCAGCCCATTACATATCCTGGACTAGTTAATTCTTCAGAAATATTGCCTTTAGTGTCTCGCACTCTTATTTTGAAATAAAGATATTCATTTTTTACATACTAGGAAGCTTTATAACGATAATAATAATATAACAGATCGGATGCTCCAGATTCTAACTAATTTTTTGTTAAAGTTAACCACGGAGTGGAGCCAAAAGAAAAATTAGAATAATCGGACTCTAATTCATCATCAGTTACATCGAGTCTAGATAAAAAAATCTAATAATCTTTAATATCTTGGTTGGGGTCAGTTGACTTAGGCAAACAAAAAATAATACCTTCTCCAGGATTAAACATTCTTGTGGAATTATTTATCGAACTAAAATCAACCACTTGACCAGTAACTGCCGTGACCGTATCATTGCCAATATCAAAATCGTGTTTAAGTTTAAAAGCGACATTTTCCAAAAAAGAAGGTGGCTCAATAAAATCAATAGTAAGTGTCACATATCTTTCTTTTGTTGTGCCAAAACCATCTACGGCTGTTATTATAATATCCGCTGAATAAACAGAATTAAGATTTAATACCATACTTTTTAACAGATCGTTAATTGTTGTACTGCTTATAATAATATTACGCTACTCTCCAATGATTGAAATTTCTTCCGGTAATAAAATTTTCTAGGTACCATTCATCTATATTTTATATAAATATTGCATCTTTTCTTCGTAAGTTCCTGTTGCTTTTGCTAAGGAATGACTTAAAGAAAAAGATTCGGTATTGGAAAAAGGTTTTATCTAATGGGTAGAAATATCACTTTTATCATTTACAAATAATAATTCTGAAGTTTTAGTCATTTGATTTGGAATAATGGTTGTGTTTTGTTGTCCAGCAATATCAACAATTTTTATTTCAAAAGAAACTATATCATTTTGACTTACAGAATTCAGAATTACATTAATAGAATATTCTTTTCCCTCTTCACTTTCTCCCTTGGCTATTACAGTGCCATTGGAGTGAGTAGCAATAACCTATACCTAGCTTATCTTTGGCAAATAACTTTGCGCCAAAGGGTTAATCAGTTTTATTGAAACAGAATTTTTAAAATAATTTTCAAAAGTTGCATCAGTATAAACCTCATCATTTTTTAATGAGTCAAAAAATACCGGCTATATTATACCTGGTCGCAATCCAGGAGGTAAAAAATCCGTCCATTCAGATGAGGCTACATCATCAGAAATCTAAACTGCCAATTGAAAATAATTTCCATAAGGAATAATCGAAGAATCTAAATCAACAATACTTATGGTAATTATTCGTGTTATTTCATTTACAGTATAATTAGAAGAATCTAAAACGCTCTCAAAAATTTCTGCATTGGATAGTTCAGCTTCTGTAGCGCTTGTGCGAATCTTAAAGTGAAAAACTGGATTATTAACTTCTCTTACCAGTTCATAAGCAATCTTGGCAACTGTTGCTAAATTAACTTCTAAGTTAAGCCCATTTGAAACTTTGGTATATTCAATTTCAACCTTTGAAAATTCTGGAACGTAATTAACTACGAAGTCTGTTGAAAAAGCAATGCTATTTTCTAACCCATCATAAGTATAGAAAAATATTGTATTTGTTCCTCCGTCTAGGCCATCATCAATAGTTAAAGTTAAAGAAGAGGAGGAAATTATTTTTAAATCACCATCATTACCAATTTTATATCTAATACTTAACTCTTGAGAAGAATCAATATCAGTTCCTTTGGTTAAATTAAAAGTAATATTTGTGCTAGCGTCTATAACTGAACCACTTTTGGACACAAGAGGGGCTGTAGGAAGAGAATTGATAATTGCAATTTGAACAAAATTTATTGTTCCATCAAAACCATCTACATCACCAATTGCCTAAATAGAAGCAAGTATAAGATCGCCTCGTATTGGCTAAATAAAAAAATCACTTATTTTTATTGTAAAAGAATTCACATCTGGCGCGATTTCTGTCGTTGAATACAAAGTCGCGCCAGAAGATGAGGACTTTTTTATTATTAATGCAAAATTAGCAATATTTACATTTACACCATTAGCCTAGCCCTCCCATTCTATTGTCAAAGAACCATCTGGAGAAACAATGGCGGAAGAATTTAAAATGGTGGGAGAAATTACTGGAGTATAAGGGAGATAATCCGCAGTTATTGTAGTGCTTTTAGACAAATCAAATTCTTTAGAGTCATCGGGATAAAGCTAAACTGCTGAATAAGACTATGCTTCAACATTGCTTTGTAAAGTTCCTATGTAAATATAAATTTCTTTTCCGCTATAGTCAGCTAATTTTTCAGAAGAAATAATACCCGAGGCAACAGCACCGCTGCCGCTACCACCCCAAATTTTTAAATCTAAAAAGCCATCTGCCTCTTCATCAGGAATTATTCCAGAATCATAAGTATTAATATCTTCAAGAGATATTTTTACGCCGTAGGTGGCAGTCCAATACTAATTTTTTATACCACTATACTTATCAAGAACTTTAACCTCTGTTTTTAAAGAAGTTAAAAGCCCAGAAGGAAAAGTGGTCTTTAAACAGTATCCATAGTAATATTTATTTCTGTAGTCACATCCTAACCATTTTCTATTAGCATAATCGCCAGTTCGATTATTTATAGTTCTAACAAAAGTTAGTTCTAAAGTTTTTTCAGCCATTTTTTCACTCCTTTTACTCAATATATAGATCGTATCCAATTAATTCATCTTCTGAATAAACTGGCTTATACTCCATTAACTCATTATATTTAACAGAAGCACTTAAATAAAGTTCGTTGTTAATTTTGGTCTACTATTCAACCATATCTACGGTAACTTTTTTGCCATTGGGAGAAAAAGATAGTCCGACGCTAAAATCGATATAACTAGAAACGGGCAAAGGTTCTCCTTCATTAAATTCATTGCTATAAGAAATTTTATTCTTACTTAAACAAATTACCTCTTTAGGCTATTCTTCACTTACCTAAGATAATAGGCTTTCTCCAACAGCATACAAGCTTGGCAAAATTAAAGAACCATTTTCTTTAATTTTGAAAGAGTTATTAAAAATAATATTGGACACATTAGCTTCAATTAGCTCATCTGTTAATTTAAAAATCTCTTTATCTACTTCATTAACAGTACCTAAAAAAACTATTCCCTATTTAGCATCTTGAATTGTTAGCGCCGGCTAATCACCAATGCCAGTAATTTTAGCAGTTTCTATTTCGGAAGCGGATATTTTTGCATCAGTAATTATTGTTCCTTTAAAGTATCCGCTTCCAGCAAACAAATTACCATATTTATCAATAAAAAATTTTGAGTTTTCTATTTGTTCTTTTTCAGTTCCTTCCGCGCCAGCCCAAAGCAAAATTTCTCCAGTATTTTCACCAAACCAAGCTGAATACTTATCAGAGACAGGAGAGTTTTCTCCATCATAAAGAGTGCTAATACCAGAATAAGTTGAGGCGCCGTTTAGGTCAACTTGAGTTACTAAGGAACCTTTTAAAATTACATTTTCTGCATATAAACCATAAGTATTTTTGGCAAAACCATATATATCTTCATTGGGTAGCTTTCCAAGAATTATATGTGGAGTTAATTTACCAGAACCATCATAATCAAACACAGAAACAGAATGAGAAGGTATTAAACCATTGTTATTAGAGCCATTAATACCAATACCTACAGAGTCTTTTTTTCCAAAATTTACAATTGGTTTTGAGACGTAAGTTTCAGAAACAAGCCCCTATAATACAATTTTATTTTCTTCTAAAATAATCTCTACTATTTTATAATAAGATTGTAGGCTTTCGTCATCAATTAAACAATAATCCTCTTTCTCAAAACCATTTATTGATTCTAAAAACAATATAGAGGTTTGACTTTCTGGATTTTGTTCAATCTTTAAAATTCTAGTACTTGGGCGTACTAATAAAATTCCACCTACAGCTTGCACTGCTCCATATTCCATTACTGAAGCTTTTATTGAACCGCAAATGGTTACATCGTTAAAAACAGACTCTTCATTTGAAATCTTCCAGCCCTATCCATTACTAAAATTCTAACTATAAATCGCGCCCTCTGCTCCGTTTACTACAATAGAGCTTTTATTGTTGCCTACTATTAAATTTCCGTCAGATCTTAACTATAATATATCCAACTAATTTGAATCTTTAACAGTAATAAAGGATCCGCCAGAAGAAGATACATTTTTTATAAAAACATTGTCTCCTATCTATATATAGTCTTTTATTCTCGCGCCAGTTCCTAGAGTAATATTATTGGCAATGATTTCACCAGCAGCTCCATCTAAAATTATAGAATTTTCTGTATCAGTAGAAACCAAACGATTTTCACTTATTTTAAAGCCGCCAATTTTTCCACTATTGGATTCCAGTGAACCTCTAAAGAAACCTCCTTCGGCCTCTATGATACCCTAAAATTTTCCGCCTTTCGCATAAACAATTCCAGAAAATTCACCGTCTTTGGCAATTACAGTACCTGTTAAAGTTAAATTACCATCTACGTCACTAATCATAACCGCTTCGCCCTTCTTATTTAAAATCCTGATGGCGCCGTTATTAACGGTTAGTCCATTTGCATTAAATATCAAGGCAGAGCTTTGAATTGAAGCAACTATACCATTAGCCTCTATACTTAAATTAGCCATATCTTTATTCATTCCATAACGGAAATAGATATAGGAAGACAGGTTATAAGTTTTAATTGCTTCATTTTCTATTTCAGAATAAATATAATCAAATTTTAAAACAGACTCATCTTCAACGAAAATTCTAGAACTCTCTTCTATTTCGTTCATTTTACTAAATTCTGTTAAATTAAAAAATAAAGTTCCAGGCTCTGTATCTGAAAATGAAATAAGCTTTTGAATAGATTCATCCGTAATTTGTACCCAGGCGCCACCCATCTTGTTTAAAACAGAAACAGATAGTTTAGTTATATCTAATTCTTCAATTTTTGTTCTACCTTCTTCTGAACTTGGATTTGCTTTGTAAATTCTTAATTCAAGCATCTCTGGGCTTAAAGAAATATTACCATTTCTTGTAGTAAATTTTAAAATTTCTTCCTAGTTAGCCTCAAAAACAAAAGACTGTCCATCAATTCCATCTAAGCCGGATCTAGAAACTAAATATGAAACATGAGAAGTGTTATTAGTATAGGTAGTAACAGTTTTTGTCCACAAATAAAGTCCAGAGTTTACTTCTGGTATTGTTTCAGTCCATTTTCCGCCTGCTCCAATAATTATATCTTTGTCAACAACCAAACCTAACTCTTCACCATCTCGGGAAGCTAGTAACATACCTTCTTTAAAATAAAAATTAACGCTGGCACCTTCCTATATTTTTAGAAGCCCACTATCAGAAACTAACTAATATAATGGTTCATCTGGCGGCTTTGTACCAGTAGTTGATACGTAGTAGTAACTATTAACGCTTTCTATGCTTACTCCTGAAAAGGAACCATCGTTAACATTTATTAATGTGATTTTTCCCTTGATTACTGCCATCTTCTCACCTCGCTTAGTTTGCTGTGCCATATGTAATGGCACAGCTATAAGTTACACTCTCTATTCCTTCAATTATTTCTGAAGCGTCCACTTCAATAGATTGAGAAGTAGCTCCAGGAATTAAAACATCTTGTCTATACCACTAGTAGCCACCTATTCCTTCCGTTATTAAAGTAGAACCACTGTATAAATAAGCTGTTAATTTCTTTATTCCAGTTTCATTTTTAAAAACAAAACCAGAGTCAGATTCAATAGCGACCTCAAGCCCGCCTTCTTGTAAGGATTCTATATCTAAATTTCCTATCTTTCCGCCTGTGGCATAAATAGTACCAGTAAAAGTACCATCCTTAGCCACCATAGAACCATCTTCATAGACAACAAATTTATCATTTGCATTAATAACTTCATGTATATTACTTGATGAACCATTAACAATTTTTGTGTCTTTAAGATAACCTATACTTACTGTCGAATTTTCATCTCCGATCTTTATTTCATTGCGAATCCAAACTTTTCCCTGGGAGGATTGCTCTAATACAATTTTACCATCGGAATCTTTTAGTTGCAAACCATAGATAGGATTGTTTATATCGCTATTTAGTAAGCCAAGTTTTACTTGAGATTGTCCGTCTGCGTTGATTACTTCAAAATCATTATTAGAAGTAATTGATATATATCCACCGACGTTGTGTTTGGATTTAATCTAAAAACCTCGCCAAGTCAAGGCAAAATTTGAATATTTCCAAATCTTATCCTCCCCGATGAGACCATTTTCATCAACAGTTGTTGAGTCAAAATTAGAATATCCGTCAATACCATATAAACCATACTAATCTAAACGAACAAATTTTCCATAGTTGAAATTAGTTACTTCTCCGGTTTGCTAGCTCACCTAAAACTCATAAGCACTAATTCCTGCGCTATCCCATCTAAAGGATGGGAAAGAGCCTTTAAGTATATTAACTTCTTCTACGTTTAACTAACCGCTTGTAATATAGCTGGCATTGATTCCCTTGCCTGTTATACCAGTTCCCCAGGTAGCACCGCCATCAATAGATAAAAAGATACCGCCGCTAATGATTCTAACTATTTCAGAGGGTTTTGCCAAACTGATGGTAGTAATACCAGTTTCATCCCAAATAACAGACTAATCCTTAGCATTTTGAAGAATCAAAGCATTGTTTGCTATAGAATTCTATAAAGTTGTAATGTTTATAGTTCCATCTGATTCAATAATATTACTAACTTTATTATATTGACCACTACTATATTCAACAGACTGAGTTGTTGCAGCCATGCGCTAGAACAAATCTTCAAACTAAGTTTTGTAATTCTAAACTTTAATTAGATTCTATTCTGGAGAATCAAACACAATAGTAAGTTCTGTTACTACAATTTCTTCTTTATATGGAGTTTGAACACCGTCTTTAACAAACCAGCCAAAGAACTCTGTATCCTCAATGAAGGTTTTGTCGCCAAGTGAGAAGATATAATTTTCATAACCTTCTAGTCTGCTTATCTCAAGAACATTTATATTATAAGTGACCTTTGGTTGAGAAGAAGTGTGTAAAGTGCTTTGAGCATCTAAATAATATAAATTATCATCAATATAATCTTCTGAAATCCAAGGTCCTTCTTGTAAAAATCTTGAATATTTTTTGTAGAACTCTTTGTTTACTTTTTCTTTATCAAGTAATAAACGTTCTTCTGTATTGTCATCAGTTGGTTCTCTACTACTTAGCGCACGAGTCAGCCATGAAAAACGAGCTTCGGCATTTTCCAAATTAGCATCTGTAGTTTTTACCAAAGACTAATAATTTTTTATAATGGCCTTTAATCTTCCAATAGAAGCCATAGAGGCAATAACTTGATCATTTAGCCACCAATCAATAGTCTAATCAGCTAATAACTGTTCAAAGGAGTAGCCAGTTAAGTTCTTTAAAAAGATATACTTGTCTTTTAATTGTTCCTCAGCTTCTGTAAGAGATAAGTGATAGACCTGAGACAAGGAAGAAAGTTCAGAAATATCGGTTAATAACCCACTTTGTTCCTTTATATAAGAATCGCGCTTTTCATTTATTCTTTTTAACTTTTTATAATAACCTAAATAACCATTGGTTTCTAGATAAAGGTCATTAGTAATTTCAGCCATAGTAAGCATTTTTTGCTATATATAATAGCTAAAATCTAATAAAAAGTTTTCTCCACTAGGATTCTCAGAAGCTCGCGCGACTGAACAAAAACCGTCAGTTGCAAACTCATTTGAATTATTCTTTACAATCATTTTTGAAACAATTGCATCTGAATCTAAAGTTCGCTAAATAGATTTTAAGTTAATACCATATTTAAAACCAGCAAAATTTTCTTTTCCGATGAACTCATGAAAACTAACCCATTTTTTAGGCTTATAATTTTCATCCAATAAAACTTCTCCAGTTTCGGGATTATGTTCAATTTCAAATTTTATCCAGCACTCAAAAATTTCACACAGCTCTTGAAGTAAATTAAAACGATTGGACTCTGAAGCTGTAATACTGCGTATCTTTTCATAAGTAATATCATATACTTCCAAAAAATTCGCTGGTTCATATCCCTTGTAAATAAACTTTACATTATCTATACTGGTATATTCTACGTTTGGGTCATAATATAAATATTTAGTTTTTACTTCGCCTAATTTTGTTTCATCTGGCAATAGGGGCTTTCCATTATTATCTATATAAGGAAAAAACTGTATATCTTCAATATATATAGTTCCAATATCTAGTGGCTATATAAATACGCCTAGATTATTCCCCATTTCTATCATTTCTTCATAGGTTAAAGTTTTATTACATCTTGTTAATGCATAATTATAATCAAGTCCTTCAGAAGAAGCAGTTGAAGAAACGGTGGCAGAAAAATAAATATCTTCAATATTATAAACACCATCACTTAAAGAATATTTAGCTACTATTAGCTTTAAGTCAATATCGGATGCCGCAAGAGTATACGCGCCATGCGCGCCGGCCTATCCTTCTTTACCATATTTTGCTCTAAAAACATAGTATTCATTTTCAACAAAACCGTTAATATGATGACGATTATCTACAATTCCAGAATTATATAAAACTTGATTTTGAGAAGTAGTATTTAGCTTTAGACAAGAAGAAAAATCTATTTCTCCTTTTTCTAATTCTTCATAAGAGACATCTCGCACGTCTGGTACAGAAACCACTTCTAATTCTGGGAAGTAAATGGTACTATCTGCCTCTTCTCCACCTACCCTCCATCCACTATCACTATCATAATTATTAGGATTGGTTATATAAGAACGCACGGTTGCTGGTGAAGTATACTCGGTTTCAGTATATCCATATACTATTGATCCATTATTATCATAAATATTTACATATTTATCAATAATAGAGTCATACTTAGTAGTTACCTTTCTTACCAATCTTTTACCACGATATTCGCTAGAAATTATCATAGTAGAAGCAAAACTTGGGTAACCATTCGGCGCATACTAAATATTCTCTACAAACCAGTTAGGACTATTGGTAATCACATAATCATCATCTATTTCATAAATATCAGAATATAGAAACTAAATAAAGGGTTGCTGGTTTATAATATTATTATAAAAAGCATAGATTATTTTCCCTTTTGGCAATGTAATCTATGAATCACTCTGCATATCTTTTGCAGTAATTTCTTGATTTAAAGTTATTTCATATAAAGGCTCTTCAACGGTTTGCCGTAATAAATCATTGTCATCCTTCAAGCGCCAATCACTTTCATCTAAAACAACTTCCGCTAAAGTTGTAATATTACCCATGTTATTTTCTAATTTAGGATCTAACTATAAATTAAAACCCGATTTAGATAGTTCATTCACATATAGGTCCTTCGCAGTATATGAATAGGTTTTAGACTCGGAATTTTCTTGAATACTTTTTATTACAAGATCGTACCATTTGGTGTCTTCCGCGCCAAGCGCTCCATAACGAACTTTTATTTTTCTTTCATTTACCAGTAAATCAATGAAAGGGTTCTGATAATACTCACCAGAAGAAATATCGTAATAATGAGAATATAAATTAAAAGTAAAAATATTCTCTCCATTAACCTTGGTTACTAACTTACTCTAAACTGCTCGGATAGGGGTATCCATCGTATCAGAACCAATAATACAAATTTTTCGCTCTTTATAATACTAAGCTGTAACTTGCCCCTCAGCATCCTCAGGAAGTCGTTCCTCATATTCCATAATGATTCCATCAGATCTAGTTACGACAAAGGTGAGAACATCTTCCCAAAGAGATATTTCATATGGTTTTCTTAAAATATCCATTTACTACCTCCTTAGAAATAAATATAATCATATTCTATACCATCTATCTATTGCGCTAATGAATTAGAATCATCTATTACCAGTTCCATAGGCGTCATAATATCAGTTGAAATAGGAATTTTAAAAAAAGTTCCCTTGGCAATATATCTATTATATATCTTTCCACTCTTTTTTCCTTTGGAGTAACCTTCAATTAAATTCAATTTAGTATTGATTTTAATTTGATCATCTTCTCCCTATTTTACCATTTGATTAAAATGTAACTAATTATTTGCACCAATATTTATTGAACCCTTAGGAATTATTCCATTAGAATTAAAATTAACAGATAAAACAAAGTCTGTTTCTTTCACTCCTGGATTGTATAGCTTAATAGAATTTCCTATTAAAACATCAAAAGCACCCTATGTACTTAATAAATTAGCCGCATCTTCCCATTCAGCATAGTTGCTAACATCATATTCATCTGCGTATTTATGTACGCTGCGCGCATAGGGATTGTATGCTGTAAATTGTATGCTTCCTTCGCCTTTATATATACGATTTACTTCGCCTTCTGCAAAAGGAATGTACTTAATCGAAGCTGTTCCAGTAACCTTAGCTTGATAAACTTTATAGGGAGACTCATCAAATATTAAATCATGAATTTTCTTATCCCCAAATAAAGCTTGAATTCGCGCAAGCTGCTCTTCTGTTAATGCATCAAAAGCATAGGAAATATTAAATTGTTTTTGGGTAAAATAACTACCAAAATGATACATTCCATCTCCGCCAGGAACCTATACGGTTTTATCCTACATAGTAGGAAGTAGGTTCTCATTGAACCTACTTCCGTCACTAGTACGTAAGATTCCAAGTTCGGATGAGTGAACATTATTAAAAGTAAAGCCAATATAGTCGCCATATTTTATATCACTCATTTCCGTCCTCCTTTTATCTCTTTAGACTAACTGCATTGTTATTGCGATAACGAGCATCTTCGTTGATTAAGGATTTAATCTTACTTGCCACTTGCTCGATATCATAGTCATTACCAATACTTTCTACATTAATGTCAATATCATAGGTGATATCTCCGTTATTTTCAGTAGAGGTATGAGAGTTAGGGAAGTTACGAGACATTAGAGAGCTTAAGATATCTTTTAGCTGGATAAAGTTTTGTGTATCACGTGCATTTAAGACAAGTTCTGGTTTGGATTTTGTTCCATCCAGCCAAGCAGGACCTGTAAAGTCAGCTAGACCGCCAGTTTTATACTTATACATTTGTGCTTTAATAGTTTGATAAGCCCATCCAGCAGCCTCTTCAAGGGTTCCTCCAACATATCCTTTATTTTTAAAATAGGAGTAAATCGCACTTCGTGCTGCCTTTTCTGCATCAGATTTAGACGAATATCCCCAAACTGTTTTCTTTTCGCCTCTAACAGAGTAGTCAGCTTTCCAGTATGTCTTTTTTTCTTCCTACTCTTCTTCTTTTGGAGTTTCAGGTGTCTCAGGAGTTGTTGAATCCTAATCCTTTGGCTCTTGATAGTTTTCATCAGTCAAATAAGAACCATCCCAATTCTAATAGATACCCTCATAAGTATATCCGTCAACAGTAACATTACCATCTTTATCTACTTTTCCAGTCAAAGTCTAACCATCAGCAGTAGTAAACTCAATGGTCTAGCCAGACATATCAAGATTTTCTAATTGACGTCCTAATTTCAAATAATTTAAAGCCTAAGCTGCAATATCCTCAAGCTCTTCCAACCAAGTCATCTATCCTAGGGTAGACATGCCAGACCAATTCTCGCCATCTTTTAGAATTTCTTCCAATTTACTTCCACGAATTAAACCATGCTCCTTATCAAGGCCGCTACCCATCAAATCATACACATCGCGCCAAATGTTACCACTTTCGATGTAATGATCTAATTGACTCTAAAGAATTGCAATTTGCTTTTCTCTTTGCTCTGCGGCTTCATCATTCTATTGCTATAATTCAGAAATCTTTTGATCAATTAAAGTATCAGTATAATCTTGCTAACCTTGGCGAATTTCTTCCTGAAGAGCGAGAATTTCCATCGCATTGGCGCCAGATGTGTCCTGTTGCAGATAAGCCAATTGACGCTGCTTTTCTGCTAAATCCTCTTCAGTTTCAGCATTCTCACGGTCTTGGCGAATCTTATCAATAGATTGCTAAATGGCATCTAACAGCTTGGAATTGGTTTCATTGATAGATTCATTAATTTCTTCCATGGTATTGATTTCTTTTTGACGAGTTTCAATTATAGCATCTTTAATACGCTCTTCTAGTTCAAAATATTCATCTTTACCACGTTCATTAATTTCTTGAATCTAATCTTCGATGTCAGCCAAACCATCTTCTGCATCCTAAATGCTATCGCGCAGTTCTTCCAACTTTCCGATATATTCTTCTATTTTTTCGCCTTCTTTAGTGCTATCTACTGCATCAATTGCTTCCCAATCGATAACAATCATCTAGTTCTCAAAATCATAAGTGCCATATTCAGACAGCTCTTCATTTTCTGCTAGATGTTCACGAAGCATCTCTTCACGGCCAGCAATCATTTGCTTTTGATATTCAGCTTGTTCTTTTAAAGAAGCTAACTCAGCTAAAGAGTTTTCGCGTAAAGCCTAAGCACTGGTAACGCGTTTATCAAGAATTGCTTGATAGCGACGCTCTAATTTTTCACGTTCGCGTAGAGTGCGGTTGATGTTTTCGGTGATGTTGTAGAGTTTGTCATATGGGTTTTCCCATTTGCCTCCTCCACCTCCGCCGCCACCGCCGCCACCGCGTCTAGCGGATTCAACATTTCCGGCTGTATCAGTAACTATGGTTCGATAATTAGGTATTTGGACGCTTCCATCTGGCGTTATCATTTCGGTAGTACCATCTGGAACCCAGCTAACACTAAAACCTAACTGTCTAATTACTTCTGCGGCGGCTTTAGCGTCACCCATAACAGCAGCAAGTTCTGAAAAAATCTGACTAGCATCAGCATGACCATAAATATCAAAATTTAGACCATCTAAGCCTTCAGCAGCTTTTTGGATGTCTCCAAAAACATTCTAACCTTCTACTTCCGTATCTTCATAAGTCTAAAGAATAGCTTCTCTGATATCATCGGCAGAACCCTCAGAGCCTTCCGCAAATTTTTTAAATAATTCTAAATTTTCTTCAACAAATTCTTTAGTAATATTATCTCCAAAGGCTTCTTTGGCAGCATCTGTGATTTTATCTAACGCTTTCTCGTATTGCTTAGATTCCTTATTAGAATCTTTCAAAGCATCTGCATTATCTGCAATTGTATCTGCTAATTTGCTAACCTTTTTCTCGTAGTCTGCCGCGTCAGTAATGGATGCTTTAACAAGTGCTTCATGTTCTCTCCATTCATCATTTTTTAACATGGAATCGGCTTCAGTCCTTCCGCCTTCGATCTAAACCAATTTCGCCTCAAGTGCAGCAATACGAGCAGCATCATCCTCTTCTTCAGTCAAGGCCTTTTGACCCTCAGCCTAGAAAGTTCCTTTTTGAGAAAGAATTTCCTGACCAGTCATAGATGAATAATACAAACTTGGCATAGATTGCATCCATGATTCCCAATTGGCTTGATTAGTTTTTTGTGCCTGAGCACTTCCATATTCTTCGTATTCTTTTTTGATTATGTCATAAATTACTTCGTCGGAATATTTCTCTGGATTATCAAGATCCCAGCCATTTATACCAAATTGTGATAGAACTTTTTCAATTTTTGTCGGAGTCATTTGAGCTACTAAACTCGCTCCTTCTTCAGTAGTTTCCGCTAAAGCTATATCTCTTAACTAGTTATAAGATACTTCATCTTCTTTCTATAACTTTTCCCATTTATTAGATTGTTCTGCAGCTTCCTTTACTTTTTCACTCTATTCTTGTAATATAGTAGCAGTGTTATTATTTAATGCCTCAATTAAACCTTCATTGGATTCACCTATATAAACAAACTCATCTAATCCGGTCTAAACAAACTTAGAAGACAAAGTCTCATCTGCTTCTACTGCTAACTTATATTCTTCTTCTGAATAAGTGCGCTCTGTATCTTCTCTATCAGATATATCTTCTATCAATTCTTCAGTGGACTTGAGTTTCTCTTTAAAACTATCTAAATTGAATTTTGAAACTGCATTCATAGCAGATATAATTTCATTTTCTATTTGCTCAATTTTAGTTGGATCTAATTCAGTGAAATCTAATTCTACTAAATATTCACTTAGCTATTTGATAGAATCGGTATCTGTCCAGTCAATCATATCTAGCGCATCAGCAAATTTTTGCGCTTCATCGCCAGACAAGCCTTCACTTAAACCAGCCCATAATTCTCTAGTTGTGCCATATCCAGATTCCAATAGAACTTGATATAAATTATCAACTATTTTAGAGGCTGAGCCAGTATCAATATCAATATTCTTAAACATTTCAGAATATCCGAAGAACTTTTCACCTTTTTCGTTTATATCTTTTTCTCTTTTTTGAGCAAGAAGAGTGGCATTATCTATATAAGTTTTAAATTCATCGAAACTACCATAAACATCATCAAGCTTATTATTACCATCTTCATCTGTAAAACTGTTATAAAAATTTATTATTGCTGCCTCATCAATTTTTCCAAGCTATTCAAAGGTTAAACCCGCGCCTTCTGCTTGAGAAGTAATATTTTCAAAAATTTGGCCCATTTCAGTGCCTTTAGTAGTAGAATTATTTAAAACTTCATTTAATTTATTCATTCTACTAGTTAAATCTTCTTGAGTCTTAATACCTGCCAACTAAGCAGCAATTGATTCGTCACTTATATTCTTTTCCGTTCCAGAAGCATCATAGAATTTGTCTTTCTTTGAATCATAATCATATCCCATGACTCTGGCATATGTTCTTTTTTCTTCTTCACTTATTCCGTCATCTATAATATCTTTTTCTTGGCTCTGACGAATCTAATCTATCTATTCAGAGCTTAAGAAATTCATCATGTTATCTTTTTGCTCTTCTGAAACATCGGCAATCATAAGAGCATTAGATAGCAAGCTATCAGTAAAAGCTTCAACCGCTGCGTCAGAAGCCAATAATCCTTTACCATAATCTCTTAAAGCATTCCAAGCTTCTGAACCAATGTTCCCAAGATAAGCAAATTCATCTAAAACTTCGCCGTTTGAATCGTAATATTCTCCCCTAGCTAACTTTCTAGCAAGTTCATCGGTTTGTTCTTGATTATAAGCTAAAGTGGCATTATCAGAAAAATCAGATTCAAGTTTAAAAGTTACTTTAGCAGTATCTGCAAGCTAATCAAAATCTAAATTCTACTAAGCATATTGTTGTTGAATATCAGCCGCAGCTTTTGCGCTTTGAGCTTTTACTTTGTTTGTTTCATACTTCTATAAAATAGTATCTACAGTTTCTTCTTTGCCATCAATTTCTACTGTCTTATCTTTATCAAAACGTAAGAATCCCTTGCTTGAATCAACAAAATTACCTAGTTCTGGGTATTTTTCTATTAAATCCAAAACCTCATTGTTCAATTCATAAACGGCTTCTTTCCATTCTGAAGTACCCTAAGCTAAATTTTTAAGCGAATCCTACTTTTCGCTGATGGAATTTAAACTATTGTTTAAATGTTCATATGCTTGTGCGGCACCTTCTGCTGCCTAAGCCACTTCATTTGCTGCATTGGCTGCTGCTTCTAATTTTCCCTCGGGAGAATTATTATATATTGCCTAAAAAGCTCCGGTCAAAAACCCTACAGCAGCTACCACTCCAAGAATCCAAGGAGCTAAGGTGCTAAGTGTTAAGGTAGTTTTTGCTAAAAATGGTGCTAAAAGTCCTATTGCTGAGCCCGCAACAGTGGCCGCAGTACCAGCCCATTGGAGTCCAGTACCAAATGCATTCATTTCATCTCCAGCTTTTGCGGCTGAACCAAGCAGATTTAATAAAGTACCCGAAAGCATTGTTATCGCGCTAGCTGCCTAAAATCCCTGCTCATCAGTTTCTTTCCAAAATTTCTATAATTGATTCGCTTGTTTATTTTGGTTTTCTGGTATCTGTTCACTTTTTCCCTTTTCGGACAGACTCGGCTTGTCAATATCCTAATCTTTATAAAGATCTTCGTCCCAAATGTCTAAAGAATCTCCATTTAAGCCAGCTTCGAATCCAGCTTTATAATTTTGACCAGCTTTTAATCCAATCTAACTTGCCTCTGTTGCAGTAGAATTAAGTCCTTGACTTATTCCTTGGCGCAATCCCTACCCAGCTTCTTGGCCAGCTTTTTTGGCTTCATTCGGTATTTGTCGAACGGTTCCAATAAAATTTTTTACTCCTTCTGAATCAAAAATCTTATTAAAAATTCTACCGCCACTTTTTAAAACAGTAATAACAGTCATTAAAGTAATTAAACTTTTTGATAAACCGTTATTTCCGCTAAAACCGTCAATTAATTTATTAATGCTTTCTAATATCCAAGTTAGTGCATCTACACCAGCTTTAATTAAGCTATCATTAGCTAGCCCCATAACGAACTAATCCCAAGCATTCTTTAATTGTTGTAGTTTAGCCTATAAGCTTTCTAAAGTTTTTTCATACTGTTTCTAACTGGCTCCAGCACTATTATTTGCAGCAGTAACTAATTCCATAGTACGGTCATAATTGCTCATCATAGCTAAGAAACGAGATTGTTGACGAGAGCCGGCAGCTGTTGTTGCAATATATCTTTGAGTTGCCAGATCTAATGTATCCCACTTAGAAGCTAGCTCCAAGAAAATATCATCAATACCCTTGGAACCATTTAAGAAATCTTTTAAGGAGATGCCAACCTTTTTAAGCGCGACATCAATCTTATTAATATTGATTTCTTCTCCCTCTTCATCTTCACCGGTTAACAAACCTTCATCAAATAATTCCTTAACTTCAGTAAAACGAGCAATAATAGTTTTCATAGCTGTACCAGCGGTTTCGGGAGCTTCTTGAGTGGTTTCAATAATTTGTGCCAAAAGGGCAGCAGTTGTTTCAAATTCCATATTCGCGGAAGCCGCGATGGAAGCAGTTTTTCCCATAGCAGTTGCAATTTGATTAGTGTCTGCTGCAGTAATAGCTGCTAACTCTGAATAAACATCATTAATACGTGTTGCGCTTTGCTCATTTATTTCCATGTTAAAACCACGCAAAGCGGCAGTCATTGCTTTGGTTGCCTCTGCAGCATCGATATTGGCAATACGAGCCATCTTCATGGTTTCAATACCAACATCCATGGCCTAAGCAGAGTTTAAACCTTGCTGATAATACAGTGTAGTAGCACCATAAAGTTCTCCGATAGATGCACCGAGATTAGAAGCCTACTCTGCATATTCTGGCAATTTTTCCCACATATCGCCAATAGTAAAGTCAGTAACCACAGCAGTTTCTGTCATAATCTCGTCCAGTTCTTTAACAGTATCAACTGCACTAGAAACTGTACGCTTAAATAAATCAATTGCATTAGACAGAGAGAAGAAATATTTTACCTAATCTTTTAAGTTTTCAATTTCTTGCTCTGCGCGTCTTATTTCTTCATCTGTATTTCCAACTAAATTTAAACCGTGGGCTAATTCTTTAATTACTTCTTCGGCTTCTTCACCCTCAATGCCTAAATCATTAAGAGCACTTCTAATAGAAGTTATAGTGTTTTCATCCATGGAATTTAAGCTATCTCTTATTTTTCTTAAACCTTCTTCTGTTTTTTCTATTCCCTCTGTATTAATATTAAAACTTTCTAAGGTTTTGAAAATTTCATCTATATCTGTTAACTAGGTTAAATCCGCGATTCTTCTACGAATTTCAGCAATGTCTAGTTCTTTGTTTCGTATTGAGCTTTCTTTTCTAGAAATCGCATCGTCTTTTTCTTGCTATGTAGAAAAAGTTTTTTCTTCTTTAAAATCTTTTATATTTTGAGAAGTTTGTTGAATCTATGCATCTAGTTCTTGAAGCTATTTTCTTTCTTCTTCCGTACTAATAGCAGACTCTTTGCCTTCAGTAAAATCTTGTTTTCTAGTCTAAACTAGTTCTGCCTATTTCTTTTCTAATTCTTCATAGGCTTTAAGCTCTTTCTCAGCTGCTTCTAATTCAGCTTGAGCTTGCTTTTTTTCTCGTTCGTTTTTTTGTTTAGACTGTTGGAATCTTTTGGCTGGGCGCTTCTCTATTTCCGTTATTTTTTTTCTGGCTTCTACTCTTTCTTCTTCTATTTCTTTTAACTCTCGTTCACTTTTAACAAGTCTGCTTTCTATCTCTTCTCTAGTAAGATTACCAAAATCTCTTCTTGCGCGACCCTTGTCAGGACTTCCAGTTTCTAACGCTACGTCACGTTTCTGCAACTCGTCCTGATATTTTTTTATTGTACCTTTCAGAACTTTTTCCCTATGCTGATTTTCTGAATCCTCAATTTGCTCCTTTAAATCCTAAATCTCTTGCTCATCTTTTTTGGTTAGGGAACCTTTAGTCAATCCTTTTCCTTTTTCGGTCAAAGAAGCGAGTGCGCTCTTCTTGCTTTCTATATTAGCTTCTATTACCTTTTTATCTAATTTTTTTCCAGACTCATCATATACGTCTTCGGGAGTAATACGTTTCTCAAAATCTTTGATAAGTTGCTCACGTTTTTTCTATAACTCGTCTAATTTTTTTTCTGCCGTCTAAATATCGGCGTCAACTTCTATTTTTACTCTTTTGGTTTTTAAAATAGTCAACTAAGTATTTAATCTCTCTAGATCTTTTTCGGCATTTTCTAAAGCTGTATCTTTGTTCTGTTTTTTTGCCAAATCAGAGAAAAAAGTGTTAATAGCTTTAGTTCCCTATTTAACCTAAGTGGAAAATTTATCTGGGAAAAGAGTTTTAAAAGCTTCTCCATCACTTTCTCTTATTTTCTAGAAAGTCTGATGTATCTATCTATAGATTTTAGAAACCTTTTCACCTGCCTAGGCAGCTTTTTTGACATTCGCAGAGTCTATAAAACCATCAGTAGAGAAGGAATCAAATTCTTCTTTAGCTTCCTTATATTGCTATATAAGCTTTGTCAGGCCAGAATTTTTACTTAAATCAAATTTCTATTTTTTTAAGCCTTGTTCCAACTTATTAATGGTTTTATCCATATTGCCTAAGGAAGTTTCTATTTCTGCTACTATTTTGATTTTTTTCTACTCGTTCATTTTTTCACCTCTAAATAAAAAATCAGTATTAGCCCACTTGAGCTAATACTGACTTACTTACATCTCTGTGTCTATATCATCGTTTAAAAAAAGCAACTCCAAAATCTTTTTATTCCCTCTTTCACCAACTGGCAAGCCAACCGCTTCAAAATTCGCCAATATTGGAGTAGCCTCACGTCCTAGACGCATAGATAAATCAGATACTAACCGTAATCGTGGGATTCGCAAAATCACCGTATGTGTTTTGCCAGTTATATCATCTTTTACTCTTGATCTACCTTCCAGTTGAAGATAGCCCTAAACCAGTTTTTTACCAATGGTACAAATTGTCGTACCCTCTGAATACCAAAAATTAAAATCAACTTCAACATTACAATATTTATGTTCAATTTTAATTTCTCCAGTTTCATAATTAATTGATATTGGATTTATTTTTTCAAAGGTATTACCATTGTAAACAAAAACATTTTGAATATTACTCTTATTTGTTCTAATCAAACCATCTTCATTGCTCTCTGTGGAAATGTGAAAAGGAACCAAAATCTTTGAATCTTTCTAAGTAACAATTAAATCAGAATTGCTCAATAGCGCAAACTACTTAGTAGAAAAAATTCCCTAAGTAAATTTTAATTGTATTTCTTTTGAATCCTCCCAAACCACTAGAGCGCGATTGTCAAAGCCACCATTCGCGCTAACTCTTTTAACCACTTCATTAAAATTGGCCAATTGAATTTTATCAAAACGCGCAATTACTTCTCCTTCTTCAAAGGTTCGACCAGCTATTTCTATAGGATAAGTGGCTTTTAAGGTAAGATCAGTCAGTTCTTTTAAGCCAAATTCTTGCTCCATTATGTCCTCCAAATAAAAATTAGGAGGATAGCACCGCCATCCTCCTAAGAATCAATTTTAAATTAACCTGCTGCAGGAGCGTTCAAATCATACTGAACTAGCTGCATCATTTCACCAGACTCGGGGCGCAGAACAGTTAGGTTCATATTAAAGACAGAAGGATCACCTTCGGCCTCTAGAGTAATGGTGTTCTCAGAGGTAACCTTTGCCTTAGGAATAATGAACTGGAAGAACTGGTCGGAACCATCAACGTCAGAACGAGCATAGGTGTCGCCAACGACATAGTAGGTACCAGGGAAAGAGTCACCAGAAATAACGATAGTCTTGGTGGTAGCCTTAACTTCGTAAGTAACGAAAACTTTCTGACCTGCGTTATCAACCTTGGCAAAACCAGTCCAAGCGGTAATGTCTGCAGAAGCTTCGCCATCGAATTTAACATCAGTAAAAGCAACGCCATTTTCAGCGGTTAGAGAAACAATAGATAATCCAGAATTAGCATAACCTATGCCATCAGTAGGAATACTATTGCTCTTCATATAAACTTTTTTACGAACCGCGCCTTTAGCGATAGCATCATATACGTCAGCAAGAAAGAACTCTGGTAGCTTACCAGCAGCATCGACACGAATGGCAACGGTTCTAGTAATAGTTGCGTTATCATTAAAAGCAACATTACCATTACCGAACATAATAGCCATAGACTTGGAACTGAATAATGCGTCTTCAATAGCGACAGTAATTTCCTTGCCATAGTCCCAAGTTACCAGCTTAGGGTTACCCTTACCACCACGAGCATCTGCGGTCTCAGCAGTCTGTTCGATGGTAGAAACTTTCAAAGTATCCAGATATAGTGCAGGTGCACCTCTAGTACCATCAGCATTAATAGAATAGAAAGTTACGTCAGCAACTTCTTTAATGCCATATCTATCAAGAATACTAGCCATTTTATAGCCTCCTTAATTATTCTTCTAAATTTCTAATCCAATATATGGGTTTTACTTGTTTTGAGTCCGCGCCAGCCAGCAAACTATCAATATCAATCTAATATTTTTCCTTAGCTTGATATTGAGCGATTATAGCTTCTAAGGCTACATAACTCATCTCTCCGATATTAAGTGGAGTCAAACCAATACCCATACAACAAATTGAAGCCATAGTATTAAATAAAGTAGTTCCATTTTTTGCAGCCTATTTTGCCTTTACTTTATCTCTATATCTTGCCTTAGCTTTCATTGCTTTTATCTTGGGATGCTCATTAGGATTTGGCGGTTCTATAGCTTTCTAATTTGTTGCCAAACGTATTAAATTCTAAAATCCAAAAAATTCCTCTTCGGAAATAGTAATTATCTAATCCAAAGACTATAAATTTTTTAATGTTTTTTCTAAACCGCCTATTATAATAACCTTTTTTTCATATAAAAAATCCACATCTAATTTTAAAAAGAATTTGAAAGCCTATTTACATAAAGTATCATATTCTTTGCTATGATAACAGTTATTTAGCATAAACTCCAAAGGAGTTGGAAAAGAAGTTAAATCTTTTTGCTCTTTTACATAGATGTCTTCAATTTCTTCTTGAGATTGAGTTAAAATTTTTAAAAAAAGGCTATATTTATTATTACTAACAACATCTCTTACTGTTGGCGGATATATATACACACCAGGTTTAAAATAAGCTGGCGCGCCAATAAAAAACAACTCTTTACTCATAAGTTACTATCCAGAAAGTTTGTTCGTAAGAAGACATTTCATCAGTTACATAGTTTATGGCAAAATCTCCGCCATCTATTTTACCAAGACCATTTACCTTTTTTCCTTTTAAAGAATCTTCTATTTCTCCCATAATAGCGAATGGCCTTAAATTTGTATCTTTAATAAACCACTAAGTCATGGGGACAAAAACTTCTATTTGTATTTTAATACGTCTAAATTCTGTATTGGTCTAAAGAGTATCTCCTCTTATTACTCTTAAAGTAATAACAGAAGTAGCATCTTCTTTTGGACCCATACGAGGAATTGTTTTTATTAATTTGTTAAAAACTTCGGTTTGCTTTTGTTCCTCGGTTAAAGGTGGATGATTAAATGGATCTTTATCAGTATAATACAATAAATTTACTAATCTATCATTTGCTAATAAACGTTTAATAATCTTCTAAAGATTTTCTCCAATCTCTCGACAATTACGCACTCCCATTATTCATCGCCCCCTTTTAAACCGAGCCAAAAATACTCAGCTGGATCATCTTCTTCGGTTTGAGTAGGTGGCGCGGAATTATCTCTTAAGTATACCGGGTCTATTGTTACATATTCAACTCCTGGAGTAGAAATTACGTCATAACCAGTAACCACGAATCCCTCTTTTAGCACACCTGTTCCAATTTCTAAATAATCATCTTTGCGAATAAATTCGTTAGTTGGAAGAATGAAGAAACTGGATTTTAAGTTCTCCAAATAGACTGTATCCATGCGGCTTCTTGACTTTAACTCACCTTTCAACATATTATCTTCTTGACCATATAAATAACACCAACTAGAACGCTATGTGTTATTGCGATCGCGCCAAGTAATATAGTGAGTCATTTTTAGCACTATATATCTATTATAGCCACTAGCTTTAATAGATTCTAGCCAATAAACAAGCCAAGGTTGCTCAATTTTATCCTTATCGGGAATCATTAAAATTGTCCCGGTTGGAATGTTAAGGCTCACCCGTGTGAGCAAATATTGCATAAGCTCGGTTTCATCTTGTTTGTATCTCTCTAAGGTTGCGGGATGTATCTCTCCCCCGAATTCAAACTCAACCCTATAAACACTTTTTAGCAACTTGCCCTCAAAGTCTCTTTCTCTTTGACCTTGAATTCGACTTTGATAATCATAACCATAACGATTTAAGCGCTTTAAGTATACATCTTCAAAATAATTCATTTAGAAAACAAATCCATGCAATCAAAAATAGTTTTTCTGAAATATTCATATCTTAAATATCTCAGGCTAGATAGTTTATAAAATAGAGTGTAATAATTAATGGTTTTTTCATCATCGCTGTATCCCATTAATTCAATAAGAATAGAGTCAAGAAATTTTTCCCAATCACGACCCTTTTCTCTTTCGCAGAGTAAACCAAACAATTTACTCTTTAGCTTATTGTTATAAGCCTCTTTCACTTGGGAGTTCAATTGTTTCCACCTGCCAATTTACTAAAATCAAAAGGCTTGCCATTTCTAGAGCGATAATAATTAGATTCGCGCCAATGAGCTTTTTTCTCCTGTTCCTTTAGTAAATTATTTAATTTATCAATTAAGTTCGCCTATGAGAAATCTCTTTCTTCATAAAGCGGCTTAACATTTTCCCATGTCATAATACAGCGATTTAACCACTCACATTTCATAAAATCCGCAATAATTTGAATTTCTTCATTACTTAAATCGTTAATGAAACCGCTCTCGTTGATTTCAAGTGAAGTTCTAGGAAATTTAAACCAAGATAACGCATTAGTCATAATCTAGTACCAATCTTGCTCAGCTTCCTAAAGCATCCAATGCTGCCACTCATCTTCTAGAATTCGTGACAAGAATGCTTCGTAAACCTTAGTAAAAGGAGTCATATTATTCCCCCTTCTGTCTGTTCAATTCAATGGTTCTTAAAATATCAACTTTACATTTTTCAGAAACAATCGCTAGACGATCTAGCTGAATATCATTTTGCTTAGAAGCATAATCAACTAATTCTTGTTTCTGAACCATACTCATTTTATCAATAGCAGCCTTCATTTCAGAGACAGGCATTAATCTTAGAACACGATTCAGATATTTATCATCAACAGGTAAAACCTCAGTAGGATTCTCAGTACCAGGCGCTTCTAAACCAAGTTCAATTTTAAAATCCATGTCTTCAATATATAAAATACCCTTTTTAAACATATACTCTACGCCAGGTTCATAAATAGCTTCGCGCAAAGTGTCTTTACTTACAGGCAATTTCTGTCCCTTTTTATTCCAAACTCTGTGATCCAAAGAAGAAGCACTAACAGTGCCACCGATCATACTTGTAACCATTACTTTATCATTCATTATAGAACTCTCCTTTTAACTCAATTAAAATAAAAAGGGGTGATTTCTCACCCCTTTAAAAAACTTAGATACCGTAGGGGAAATCGGAAGTGTCAGGAATGCTGGTGTTCTGATAAATACCCCAATTGTGGTGGGTCATAATAGCAGCACCCATCTTCTTATAGGTGTGGATTTCGATGGACTGGTCACGGTTGATGAAATCCCACATCTGAGTAGCGCCTTCGAAAACGATCTTAACAATCTTTTCCTTGCCGGCAGGCAGAACGTAAGCAAACTGAGGATTAATCCAGGTCTTATCGTTATTCTGATCAATGAAGGATTGAGGAATCTGAACGATAGGAGTGCCACGGAAAACATTTACATAACCAGTTCTGTAAATAGCATTGATATCATCAGGGTGATAAACAGCCTGCTGACCTGCAACACCAACAGGAACAATAGCGTCAGGACCCATTTCACCAACGAACTCAGGAGGAGCAAAGACAACAGCAGCACCGCCATAAGCCTTAACTACGCTTACCAGCTTAAACATCTTGTCGCTCTCGAACTTATCAGAAATAACCTTATTAGCATCAGGACGACCAACAGCATCCTTAGCATTGATCAAAGCCTTCTGAACTTCGCCGAATACAGCGTCGGTTAGACCTTCGGTAACAATTTCCATCAGGTCAGCCATGTTATCGGCACCATCTAGGAAACGCTCGAAGTCAATTCTAGCAGCTCCACCAATTGCGTATGCACCTAGTTCGAAGGTCTCATTATCTAGACGGAAGGTCTCGTAAAGACCGGATAGACCAACGCGAGTTAAGAACTTCTTGGCGCGGTCCTTGCCTAGACCCTTTACGCGGAACAGAGCCTTCTGACCCTGAGGAACATTCTTGATTTCAGCGAACATACCCATAACCTCAAAAGCCTTCTTAGGAACGACTTCATCAGCAGCGGTAATCAAAATTTCAAAAATATCATATTTATTGCGCTGGAAGTTGTTGATGGAATTACACATAGCAGCTAGTTCGCCGCGCAGAGCTTCATCAACAGTCTCAGCGGTATAGTTAGCAGGAGCAGTACCACGGACGGAATGCAGAGCCAACTCTTTTAGTTCTTTAATAGTAGCCATTACACATTACCTCCTTGATTAATCTGCAACAACATGGAATTTGATAGCAAACTGACCATCAGGCATAGAACCTGCGCCAGTACCCAAAACAGCCATCAGAACGGGACCCTCAGTAGGAGCAGTCTTAGAAATCTTGATGGCGCCCATTTCGGAAATACCACCATACAGAGGAGCAGCCTTTAGAGCCTCTGGCTTGTAAGCATCCATAACAGCCTGCTCATCAGCAAACTCAGTGGTATCAAAGCATAGGCAGTTAGTAGTGAACTTATCCTGTATAGATAAGTAGCCCATGCGAGGATAGAAATAACCATACTTATCGTCCTTCTTAATGCTGAAGTTCTTCAAAGCCTGATGTCTTTCGTCGTACATATGCTCGGTACTGTAGTTCAAAGCAATGGGGAACTTTTCACCAGCAACAGGGAACTTGACAATACGATTAATATTGTCAATAGCTAGAAGCATACCGTTTTCAGCGGGTACCTCTTTAAAATCGTCGCCTAAAGCACACTGTGCTTCAATACGACCATCACGAGGGAAGGCAACCTGGTTCAATTCCAGCTGGCCGAATCCGTCGATTACAAATCTCTTTAGAGCCATTGTAAAACCTCCAATTAGTTCTTCTTATACTTAGATAGAATTTCTTCTAGGCCGCTCATGGCAGGCTCTTCCTTAGGAATGTATGCCTGGCCCTTGCCGCCATTAGTAAATACAGATTGATTTGCAGTAACAAGCTCATAAGCTAATTCCTTATCCAAGTCTTTAGCGGTGTAACTATCTAGATTTTCAGAATAAGTTTTTAATACATCCTCATCCAATAGTTCACTATACTTACTAATAACAGCCTGCTTTTGCTCTTTTTCAATCTCAGCTTTGAAAGAATTTAAAGAAGCATTTTCCTCAGTTAAAGTGGTAATAGTATTATTAGCAGCATCTAGCTGAGTCTGCGCATCATTTCTTTCTGTAGTTAAAGTGGAGATGCTTTCTTCCAACTCTCCAATTTTGGTTTCAAATTTTGATTTTTCAGTTGTTAGAGTTTCAACAGTGCCGGATAGGGTGTTGTACTCTTCAACTTTGGTAGCTAAATTATTAGCAGCAGTTTCAGCAGCATCTTTAGCAGCCTGGTAGTTTTCATCTACTTTCTCATAGGTGCCCTCATTCATAGCGTGAAGAGCATCTAGAGCATTCTTTTCAGCTTCGCTTACATCCATAATGAAGCAGCGAACACGCTCTCCCAACTCTACTGAATCAGTTTCGTCATTCTTGGTGTAATAAACTCTCTCGAAGCAACCTTCGGAATAATTTCTCACGACTGCATAATCATCATAGATTTCACAAATGTCATATTCAATCAGCCAATTATTAGCCTCGGTGTAGTTTACGTTTAGCAGACTCCACAGAGCATTAAACTTGGCGTTATCAGATAACTTATAATTAAGCATCTTAGTATTCCCTCCGTTATGTCCATTTAGATTGTATTCTTGAATTTGGTCAACCATTCTC